AATATCAACGTGTTACACAAAAGGGCACCCCTATCTTGTTGATTTAATTGTGTTTTTGCACCCCCACCCCCCTATATTTTTACCAAAATGTCCTAAAAACGACACTGGTCTCCGAAAACACGGGGGTTAGACCCTGAATTGTGGTGATTTATGTCGCTTTTAGACTATGCTTCCCCATCGTGGGATGTGGAAGCCAGCGATAGTCCTGACGTGCATGTTAGTGCTTGGAATTTATCAGCTCACAAAAGACCACGGGTGCCCCGTGCTCATTTGCTCCCTGACAATTTCCAACCCAGCCCATGTGACAGAGGGCATTTCTTGGTGTAGGGTGCCTGTATCAGGGACCCTATTGGAGATTCATCATGGGAGCTGGAGCAGGACAGATGAGAGGCATGGCGCAGATGATGCCTCAGATAGGGCAGATGGCAGCAAGAGCTCCGTCGCGACAAAGTGCGGCACCTAGCAGTGGGAAGGGCGGGGTGGTTAATGCGCCTCAACCGTTCGATCCCAACTCTGTGGCTCCCGGCCAGATGACCATCGATCAGTTTGCAAGGTCGGGCATGATGGGCCCCACCACGAACGAGTTCCGCAACCCTGTGCAGTTTGAGGGCGGGTCTTATGACCCAGCTCTTGTGAGCGCGTTTCAGAATTACCGCAGTGGTGCCTCTGCAACCCCTCAGCCCACGCAAATGGGTCTTGGCTCATTGGCGATGCAGAGACAGCAGACCGGCCAGATGGACCCCGGCATGATGCAGATGATGCAGCGGATGCAGGCCATGCAGCAGCAGCCGCAGATGACCCCAATGGGCCCGATGACCCCTCAACAAATTGCCTCGATGACGCCAGACATGCGGCAGCAGATGAACGCTATGCAGAATCAAGCCGACATGCAGCGGCGCTTGGCATCAGGGGACTTCCCGGGGGCTCAGGGTGGTGTGCCGGGTGGCCAAGGGCAACTAGCTCCAAACACTCCTCCCCAGATTCAGCAGATGCTGCTAAATAAGCGGATGCAAAGTGCTGGCGGCGGTACGAGATATACAAGTGCGCCTACGGGCGGCCCGGGAACTCGGCCTCAGGTATCACCGCGGCCTCAGATGGACCCTCGTATGATGCGGATGCTTGGTGGCCGATGAGGCCTTAGTGTCTATACTGTACGGATACCCCTTGTATGGGGTATCCTTCTATACGTTTAAGAGTCTTCTACCGGATGTATGAGTCTACCGGATGTATATATAATATATATATACTACACTAAGACTCTATGAACTACTGTGTACACCGTGTACATGGTGTACATACAGCGGCACCCACAGTCACGGGGAGGTGACTTTGAGTTTGGTTGTTCTGACGTGGCAGTCGGTCTGCTCCTCCTCACGTCAGAGCATGGGCAGGGTTCGTCTAGGCTGTTCTCCCCAGCGCCAAGGCTGAGCCCTGCCCGCATATCGAGGTACCATGGGAAAGTACGACCACATCCTTGCCAAAATCTCCCAACTCCCCCTCTCGGAGCAGGAAGAACTCCTTCGTGACCTCGAGGAGCTGGAGCGCAAGAAGAAGATCGAAGAAGCGCAATTGAACTTTTTGCCCTTCGTCGAGCAGATGTGGCCAGCCTTCATTGCTGGCAGGCACCACAAGATCATGGCAGATGCCTTCGAGCGCATTGCCAATGGCACTCTCAAGCGCCTCATCATCAACATGCCACCTCGACACACAAAGTCTGAGTTTGCGTCCTACCTCTTCCCCGCATGGTTCATGGGGAAGTTCCCTCACAAGAAGGTGATCCAGACCGCCCACACCGCGGAGCTTGCAGTGGGCTTTGGTCGTAAGGTCAAGAACCTCATCGATGGCACCGACTATCAGGCAGTGTTCCCGGCTACAAAGCTGGCAGCCGACTCCAAGGCATCCGGTCGATGGGCAACCTCCAAGATGGGGGAGTACTTCGCTATCGGTGTCGGTGGTGCCGTCACGGGTAAGGGTGCTGACGTCCTCGTGATCGACGACCCTCACTCGGAACAGGAGGCAACCATGGCTGCCTTCAATCCAGAAATCTATGACAAGGTCTACGAATGGTACACCTCTGGCCCTCGTCAGCGTCTTCAGCCCGGTGGTGCCATCATCATCGTTATGACGCGGTGGGCAAAGCGAGACTTGACCGGGCAGATCATCAAACGCTCCACTGAACGTCAGGGCGTCGATGATTGGGAAGTCATTGAGTTCCCCGCCATCATGCCGTCCGGCCTGCCACTGTGGCCTGAGTTCTGGTCCCTCAACGAGCTTGAGGCAATCAAGGCCGAAATCCACGTCGGCAAGTGGAATGCCCAGTACATGCAAAACCCCACCTCCGAGGAGGGGGCACTCATCAAGCGTGAGTGGTGGCAGGAGTGGACCAAGGAGGACCCACCTCCGTGCGAGGCAATCATCCAGTCATGGGACACCGCTTTCCTCAAGACACAGCGCTCCGACTATTCGGCATGCACCACGTGGGGCATCTTCTACAGGACCGACTCCACCGGTGCACAGATACCAAATGTGATCCTCCTTGATGCCTACAAAGAGAAACTTGAGTTCCCGGAGCTCAAACAGAAGGCCAGAGAGAAGTACTACGAGTATGAGCCTGACCAGCTGGTGGTGGAAAAGAAGGCATCAGGTGCCCCCCTGATCTTCGAGCTGAGACAGATGGGGCTTCCTGTGACAGAGTTCGTGCCAAGCCGCGGCAACGACAAGATCGCTCGTGTGAACGCCGTCTCTGACCTTTTCTCATCGGGCTCTGTGTGGTACCCCCCAACAAGGTGGGCTGAAGAGGTCATCGAGGAGTGCGCGTCATTTCCGTCAGGCGACCATGACGACTTCGTCGATAGCACCACTCAGGCACTCATACGCTTCAGGCAGGGCGGTTGGATCAGGGTAGACACGGATGACTGGGATGACGACGACGGGCATCGTGAGCCTGTGGAATACTACTGACAGACCCAAGCACTCAAAGGAAATCCTCGAGGCACATGCCAAGCTTCAGGCCAGATTTGAATCAGCGATGGGCAAGTCTGGAGGTGTACGTGGCAGGGCCGGAAGGGCACTTATTGAGGAAGAAGAGGTCGCAAGGTCAAATTTGCGCGCTTTTGAACGTGCTCATGGCTTGACACCCAGCACCTAAGTCGTATGGTCTCAGTACGAGGGAGCGCACACGGAACCATCGGTTTTGTATTGGTCGAGGATCAGACTGCGCTACGGCTTATCATCCATCATAGCGCTCCCTCACAACACTTCCTTCTCTCGGTGCTTTTCTGCTATAGTGCCGCAAACCTTGCAGGGGAAACACCATGGCAGTCGATAAGCCTCTCGTCCCGTTTGACATCGAAATCGAGCCGGAAGAGCCGATGGAAGAGATCGACGATATCGAGGAGTTCGATGAGTCCACGTCAACGGTCACGCCGACGGAGGACGGTGGCGTGGTCATTGAGTTTGAGTCCATCTCCGTCGAGCCTGAGTACGAGGAAGTGCCTCACAGCGACAACCTTGCAGAGCTCATCGACGAGGCTGAGCTCGAGTCCATGGGCAGTGAGCTTGTCGGAAACTTCCTGTCGGACCTTCGAACCCGCGATGATTGGGCCATGGCCTACGTCAAGGGCCTAGACCTCCTCGGCATGAAGGTTGAAGACCGCACCCAGCCTTGGGAGGGCGCATCTGGCGTGTTCCACCCGATGCTGACCGAGGCTGCGATCCACTTCCAAGCGCAGGCCATGGGTGAGATTTACCCGGCATCAGGCCCTGCTCGCACCAAAATCCTCGGCAAGATGACCACCGAGAAGTTTCAGCAGGCCACTCGCGTCGAGAATGAGCTGAACTATCTCATCACCGAGCGCATGCAGGACTACCGCGAAGAGACGGAGCAGATGCTGTTCCGCCTGTCTCTCGCAGGAAGCGCCTTCAAGAAGGTGCACTATGACCCCGTCCGCAGGGTTCCAAAGTCCACGTTTGTCCCGGCGGAAGACTTCGTCGTCCAGTACGGCGTCTCAAACCTGTCCGACTGCGAGCGGTACACGCACGTAATGCGGAAGACCAAGACAGAGCTCATGAAGCTGCAGGCAAGCGGCTTCTATCGTGACGTTGAGCTTCCGGAGCCCTCCCTCGAGAAAAGTGACATCCAAGAGAAGTACGACACACTTCAGGGCGTCGAGGACACCAGCAATGGCGACGACCGCTACATGCTCCTCGAGATGCATGTCGAGATGGTCATGCCTGAGGGGTTTAACGACGACGATGACATCGCGCGTCCCTACGTCATCACCATCGACAAGTCTTCCCGCACCATCCTGTCGATCCGCAAGAACTGGTACGAGGATGACGATAACAAGCAGAAGCGCATGCACTTCGTGCCGTACTGCTACCTGCCCGGTATGGGGTTTTACGGCATCGGCTTGATCCACCTGATCGGCGGTCTTACCAAGTCAGCCACCTCGATCCTGCGTCAGCTCATTGACGCTGGCACCCTTGCCAACCTCCCGGCGGGTCTCAAGGCTCGCGGCCTCCGCATCAAGGGCGACAACACTCCACTGCGTCCCGGCGAGTTCCGTGACGTCGATGTGCCGAGCGGCTCTATCCGCGACTCCATCACGTTCCTTCCCTACAAGGAGCCATCGAGCGTCCTGTATCAGCTCTTGGCAAACCTCGTCGAAGAGGGTCGCCGCATCGGCTCCGTTGCTGACGTGAAGATCAGCGATATGAACGCTCAGGCACCGGTTGGAACAACCCTTGCACTGCTCGAGCGCAACATGAAGGTCATGTCTGGCGTTCAGGCTCGTATCCATGCGTCGATGCACAAGGAGCTCCGCCTCATTGCTGGCATCGTCAAAGACTTCATGGATGAGAAGTACGAGTACGATCCGGATGGAGACTTCAATCGCCTACAGGACTTTGACGACCGCGTCGATGTCATCCCAGTTTCTGACCCCAACGCTGCCACCATGGCCCAGCGCGTCATGCAGTACCAAGCTGCGCTGCAGATGGCACAGCAGGCACCACAGCTCTACGACATGGGAAAGCTGCACCGGAACATGCTCGAGGTTCTCGGCATCCAAGATGCTGCCGATATCATCAAGCTTCCGGGGGACATCAAGCCGAAGGACCCCGTCAGCGAAAACATGGCAATCCTGAAGCAGGAGCCTGTAAGGGCGTTCCTGTACCAAGACCACGAGGCCCACATCCAGACACACATGGCTGCGATGCAGGACCCGAAGATTCAGCAGATGGTCGGTCAGTCTCCGTTCGCCTCTGCAATCCAATCGGCCATGGCGGCGCACATCACCGAGCATGTGGCGATGCAGTACCGCAAGGAGATCGAGAAGCGCCTTGGCGTCGAGATGCCGCCTGAGGATGCTCCCCTCCCAGAGGACGTCGAGGTCGAACTGTCACGCCTCGTCGCGATGGCGGCGCAGAAGCTCATGCAGCAAAACCAAGCTGAGGCTCAACAGGCAGAGGCACAGAAGCAGGCTCAAGACCCCCTCACCCAAATGCAGCAGAAAGAACTGCAGATCAAAGAGGCCGAGGTCATGGGCAAGCTTGAGATCGAGCGCGACCGCCTTGAGCTTGAGTACGCCAAGGCAGAGGGCAACATCGACGTTCAGCGCGAGCGCATTCGCTCCGAGGACCGCCGCGAGGGTGCCCGCATCGGTGTCCGCGTTGCGTCTCAGATTGAAGACGCCAAGCGGCAGGACAAGAACGAGGGCATCCGCCTTGGCATTGATATCGCCAAGCAGCTCACCACCAATCCCGGCGGGGGTCAGTGATGGACGGAGACTTCGTCGAAATCCTCCTGTACCGCACAGGGGAGCAGAAACGTTCAATTGAACTTTTTCTCGCGAGTGGCGGCGCGAAGTCCTACGAGGACTATTGCCGCGCCGTCGGCGAGTACTCCGCCCTGCAGAAGGTGGAGGACGATATCAAGGATGTCGAGAAGAGGTTCCTTGAAACGTGATGTGAAATGATTTAGCGTGTCGTTGTCGGGCTGAGCAGCAGGCTACGGTGGGCCTTAAAACCACTGCTGGAGAAGAAATGTACACCGACAAGACCATAGCTGGCGACGATGTTCGCGCCAAGCTCCCAGACCCAAAGGGATATCGCATTCTCATTGCGATCCCAGAGGTCAGTCAAAAGACCGAAGGCGGGGTTTTCATCCCCGATGAGCGACGGAACGCAGAGGAGACTGCGTCCCTGATTGGCTACGTTCTGAAGGTTGGCAGCGAGGCCTACGCCGATGCCAATAGGTTCCCCACTGGCCCTTGGTGCAAAGAGGGCGACTTCGTCATCTTCCGTTCCTACTCAGGCACCCGCTTCAAGGTGATGGGCAAGGAGTTCCGTCTCATCAATGATGACACCGTAGAGGCTGTCGTCGAAGACCCACGGGGGTATAGCCGCGCATGACCAAGGGTGAATACCGCGTCGGCATCAACTTCAACCCGTCGGCTGACGGCATGGTTGGGAAAATCAAGCGGCAGGCCGCAGACCTGATCGACCTGATTGAGTCGATAACGGCGGGCCATGACGGCGACCAGTACAACGAAGTAACGCGCCTCAAGGCATTGGCTCAGACCGACATCGAAAGCGCTGCCATGTGGGCCGTCAAGGCCGCAACGAAGGGACCGATGGAATGAACACTCAACCCAATCAGATCGAGGACGAGGACGACTTCGAGGTCGAGATCATCGATGACACTCCAGAGCCTGATCGCGACAAGGCGCGACGCCCTGATGGCGCTGAGCCTGACGTCCCAGAGGACGACGAGATCGCCTCTTACTCCGAGTCCGTACAGAAGCGCATCAAGAAGCTGAAGTACGAGTTCCATGAGGAACGCCGCGCCAAGGAGGAGGCCTCGCGTCTCCGCGAGGAGGCTGTCGCCTTTGCCCAGCGCGAGTACGAGGAGAAGCTTCGACTTCAGCGCATGCTGCAGGAGGGTGAGGGCGTCCTTGTAAATCAAGCCAAACAGCGCCTTTCCATGCAGCTCGAGAAAGCAAAGGCGGAGTTCAAGTCCGCATACGAGCTTGGTGACGCCGACGCGATGGCTGATGCTCAGGCAAAGATGTCGGAGCTCAAGAACGAGGAGTATCGCATTAACTCCTACCGTCCGCCGCAGCGACAGCAGCCCCAAGCTCAAGCTCCAATCCCACAGCCGCAGAAACCGGCCATCCAGCCGCCAAGTGGCAGGGCTCAGGAATGGGCGCAGAAGAATCCTTGGTTCATGCGTAATGGCGATGAGGACATCACCGCCCTTGCCATGGGCGTTCATGAAAAGCTGGTTCGCTCGGGAGTTGCGCCAGACACGGATCAGTATTATTCTCAGATTGATGGTGCGGTTCGCCGTGCCTTCCCGGAACGGTTTGCCGACGCCTCAGAAGAGGTGAAGCCACAGCGGCGGCAGGCTGGCAACGTGGTGGCCCCAGCTGGACGTACATCCGGCCAAACACCACGCAAGGTGGCACTCACCTCCACTCAGGTCGCACTCGCCAAGCGACTTGGGCTGAGCCCTCAACAATACGCGGCGCAACTCTTGAAGGATGCATCCAATGTCTGAACGTACCCCCAGAGCGCTCACAACTCGTGAAGGCGGAGAACGTCGCAAAGGATGGCAACGCCAATCTCTCCTCCCGACCCCCGAGCCCCGTGACGGCCTTAAATTCCGTTGGGTTCGCACCTCCACACTGGGCAACGAGGACAACAAGAACGTCTCTAGCCGCTTCCGCGAGGGCTACACCCCTTGCTTGGCAAAGGACTTCCCCGAGCTGCACATCATGTCCGACCACAATTCTCGGTTCCCTGAAAACCTAGAGGTCGGCGGACTCCTCCTGTGCAGTATCCCCGTAGAGCTCGCAGAGGAGCGTACCGACGGGCAGCTTCATCAGGCCAAGGCCCAGATGGATGCCGTCGATAACAGCTACCTCCGTGAGAGCGATCCCCGAATGCCCGTGCTTCGGCCCGAGCGTTCAACCAAAACCACATTCGGCAGGGGATGACCCTCCGATCACTGAAGGAGAGAACCAATGGGTTCCGTTAATGCACCCTTCGGTCTGCGTGTGACTGGCCGTCTCGACAATGGCTCGCTGGAGGTTTTCCGCCAGTACCCCATCGCCTCGGGCCTCGCCGTCAACATCGCCGCCGGAGACATCGTCAACCTCGTTGACAATGGCACCTCGACCACGATCACCAAGCAGACCGGAACGGGCGACACCTCGACCGATATCGCAATGCTCGGCGTGTTCATGGGCTGCTCGTACACCGATCCATCGACTGGCCAGCTGACTTTCAGCAACATGTGGCCGACGGGGACCGTTGCCTCGGACGCTCTGGCGTTCGTCGTTGACGATCCGCAGGCGCTGTACGTCGTGCAGGCTGACGAGGCTATCACCAACTCGCTGGACATCTACGGCAAGAACGCCGCGATTGTGCAGGGTGCGGTGAACACCACGTTCAAAGCCTCGCGAGTGGCACTCGATGCGTCCACCATCGGCACGGACGCCAACCTCCCGCTGCGAATCATCGACTATGTCGGTGGCCCCCGTGGTGGCGAAGCTGGCACCACCTACCCGCTGCTGGTCGTCAAACTCAACTACACGCAGCTGACCGCTGCTGTTGGCGTCTAAGGAGGGCTGACACATGGCTATTTCACGCGCACAGGCCCTTAAAGAACTCCTGCCGGGGCTGAACGCCCTCTTCGGCTTGGAGTACGGCAAGTACGAAAACGAGCACGCTGAGATTTACGAGACTGAAACCTCGGAGCGTTCGTTCGAAGAGGAAGTGAAGCTGTCGGGCTTCGGGGCTGCCCCCGTCAAGCCGGAAGGCTCCGCGATCACCTACGACAACGCGCAGGAATCGTTCACTGCTCGTTACAACCATGAGACCGTGGCGATGGGCTTCTCCATCACCGAGGAGGCTATGGAGGACAACCTCTATGACTCCCTGTCGGCTCGCTACACCAAGGCGCTGGCTCGCGCCATGGCGTACACCAAGCAAGTGAAGGCTGCTTCGCTGCTGAACACGGGCTTCACCACCTTCACCTCGGGTGACGGCGTGACCCTGTTCAACACCGCGCACCCGACGGTTGCTGGCGGCACCAACTCCAACCGCCCGTCGGTTGACGTTGACTTGAACGAGACTGCCCTCGAGCAGGCTGTGATCGAC